AGCTAAAACCTTGCTGATGCAAACGCTGCGGTAGTGTCGAGGGCCAACTTGTCATAACTTAGAACTGCCCTTGTCGTGCTGCGCCGTGGCGACGGAAGACACCATCTAGCTGTCCTTGCCCGTCTAGGCGCTCAATGCTTGATTTGACCATCACGTCAACAGTCATCTCACCGTTAGGCCCGCGACGTGACTGCTGCTGTTCTGCTTGCAACTGCTCTCCGCCTTGATTAATGATGTTGACAGTAACATCGCCACCGCCTCCCATGCGGTGATTCGGTACAATCTGCCCGTCTTGACTTGGAACAAATAGCTCTGGGCCACGTTCTCCGACAATGCTAGGAGACCCGCCAAATACGTTACCTCCGTTTGCATTTTGCGGAATGAAGCTCATGTTAGACATTTGCGCTGTTGTTGCAGCCTGCCCTCCTGATTGACCACCTCCGGGGAAAAGTCCGCCTATCGCAGATGTAATAGCGCTTGCTGCTGGATCAATAACTTGCTGCCTTAGTATAGCTGTAGATATTTCCGCAGCTAATTGCTTGAATACATCTTTCGCTTCTTCGCCTCTGACAATCAGGTCTTCAAGAGCGTTGCCAATTCCGGTTTCCATAGTGTCAGAAACATCTCTGACAGATTCTCCGATTGACAACATCATCGTGTCGAACAAAGGCAAATTATTTACAATTTGTTGAACTGAAAGGTCAATCCCTTCAAACTCTTTGTTCAGATTACCAACAAACTGCATGTCATTTATAAGACGGACGTTAGGCAGTTTTTCTGGCCCTTCTATTACCTTGGGCTGGGCATCACCGGCTGCTTTACTTGCGCCTTGTGCAGCTTTGCCTGCGGCGTCTTCAACGCCCATCAAAGCATTCGTTAATTTAGTAAGCGGATCAAGCGCAAACTCTATAGCTGAATCATAAAAAGATAGGATGTCCCCTACAGCACCGCCTAGTCTTATGAAAGCCTCAGCAACAGCCCCGACTGCCTCTGCTAAAGCAGCAAGCCCTTCTGCGTTTGCCGCTATAGCTCTAGCAGACTCAGCATTTATTTGTGACTTAACTATTTGAAAAGTTTTTGCAGCCTCGGCGCCGTTAGCAACTAAGTCGTCTTGTAATACAGCGCCAACTGATCTAGCTTCTGAAGCGTACTCTGAAAGTCCTTCAGTCCCTTCTTGCAAGAGAGGTAACAACCTGTTACCAATGTCATCACCAAGGATTCTTACAGCAGCAGCGTTTCTTCTTGTGGGGTCATCAATAGAACTGATTGCACTAGCAAAAAGCTCGAACAGCTCTACTGGCCGCTTACCTCTTAGCTGATCAACTTCAATGCCAACAAGGGCGAAGTCATCAATAAAAGACTGCATCCCTTGCACTGCATCTTGTGATCTATCTGCTAAAGTATTCAATACATCAGCAATGTCAGAAGTGTCTGATCCAAACTGACTAAATGTAAACTGAAGCTCTTGGAATCTTTGTGCGCTTACGCCAAGCGCCTTTGATTGCCTTTCAATCTGCAAAGTAGATTGCAGTGTTGCATCTGTAAAACTAGCAAGTTGTTGTACGCCTACTGTAATCCCTACAGCGCCAAGAACCCTACCTGCTGTACGCAGGGTGGTATTCATTTTATCTACTGATCTAGTGGTCTTTTTGGCAGCACCGCCAAACTGTTTAGTCTCTCTTTCTGCTTTATTAGCAGACCGAGAAAACTTGTTTAAGTTATCGCTGCCCTTTTTTACCGGGCGGCTATCGACCTCAACTTGTAGTCTTGCTACATCAGCCACTAGTCTTTTTCCTTCTATTTGCTATGGCCTTAAAGGTAGATGATACCTTGTCTGCCACCTTGTCTCGGTCTATTTGATCTGGGTCTGTCCACGGAGGAGGACAGGCTTTATCTTCTGCTTTTTGCTTCTGGCTTAAGTAAGTTGCGGATAACTGTCGTAGAGCTGTAGCTTCATTAGGTTGAAGTTCTATTCCAACAATATCCGACCAAGCCTTTATTTCGACCCAATCTAAAGGCGAAGCGCCCATAGAGGAGTAGTTGACAGGCCCAGCCTCAAACAACCAATTAATTATATAGACAAGCTCGCCGGGGTCGGGCATTGGCCCATAATAGTATTCGTGTCTAGCCTTAGATTGCCCTTCTGGGGCTGTGTCTAGGTAAGCCCTGAATCTTACGAAGGTTTCTGCTCCTGCGAGCTTTTCATAAAAAAATTGGTTCGATCTCCTTGGAAAGCATCGACTTGCTCTGCAATCCACGGATACTCTGTGTAGACCTTCCTAGCGTTAGACTCTGTACAATTAAGAGCCTTATCTATCTCGACATTACCCCAGTCGAGGGTCAGCGCAACACGCGTTTCTAGTGCTTCTTTTTCAAGTGTTTCTAAGTCAACATCAGAGATGTTTCTTTTACCTCTCAAAAGTCTTTGGATGTGCGTTCTGCGCTGCTTGGCTAGTTTTGAATCTGGCCCTGCCATCTTGATCCAAGCGTCTGTTTCTTCGCCAGTAACAGGGTGCTTGATGTATAAAACAGCACCCTCGTTAGAACCCTCAACTGAGTTAAAGTCTGATAGCTTCATATAGTAAGACCCCTAGTCCTATGTTTTTAAGCAGGTGCGACCTCGATGATTTCATCGGTGATCTCAAGCGTAATGCTGGCGCTGGTGATCTGGTCAACACTACCGACGTTTGCCGTGTAGCTCATAACCTGCGCTGAGAAGTAAAGCTCTGTGCCATCCTGTAGGGTGACATTGAAGCTGTAGTTATCGTCGCTGTCGAGAGCTGTGATAAGCTCTGACTGACCCGAATCACCCGGTACGCGAGCAACAGTCATGGCGATTGAGCCATCGTTGAAGCTGCCTTTACGTTTTACCGTCTGACGGTCGCCGAGTGGGTTGTGGGTTACGAGGCTGTACTCACGACCAAACTCACCAAGGTCAGTGACCTCGCCAATCAAGTCAAAGGTAAGTGCCTCGAATCCTGTTGCGTCGTAGCTGGACGGATCGCCTGCGACGATGCCAATAGTAGTCCCTGCTGATGTAAATGCTTGTGATGCCATTGTTATCTCCTAGTGTTCTTATTCACTGCGTCTGCGAGATGCTTCCTTGCTTCTCTTAAAGACACCCTCATCATTCCTTTGGGTGCTTGTGTAGACCAGCCGTACTCAAGTCGCTCGATGTACGGCACATTGTTTGTTAAATAGAAAACGTTACCTGCAATCTGTTCTTTAATTGCTGTTACTTTAGAACTAGGGTCATCGGTGGATTCAATGGCCGAAGTCTGAGGCTGCCCAATAGAAGGTATCCAGTTAGCTCGTGCTGTACCGCCTACATAGCCCGGAGGTGCCTTCCCTTCCCACAAGGATGGGTTGCCTACAGGTGTACGCTGGATAATCGCTGAGGAGACTCCTACGGCGTAATCAGCAACAACATTATCTATGGTATCGTTAGTCTTCTCGGCAAATCTTCTGATCTGTTCAGAAAAGCTCTTTGCCATTAGTCAAAAATCCGATAGTTAATTGATACAGGGATGACATACCATGCTTCATCAAACTGGGCTGGCCCGAAGTTGATGCTCTCGATGTGTACATCTCCGATCTTTCTATCCGAGGCAAAGTGATCTCTGATCTTATCTGCCATCTGCTGTGCCGCACCGTGGCCGTTGCCAGTAGGTGCTGCAACTGAAACTTGATAGACACCCGGTGTCTCTTGTCCGTAATCAAACGAATAAAGTGTGCCGTCCGCTGGCAAGTTGCTTACCTGAAGGTGGATTTTGCTTGCGTCAGGGTTAAAGTTGACATTAGGCCAAGCAACATCAGGCAATCCGGTCATGTTTGATAGGTGCTGGTCAAGTGCAGAGGATACGTCTCTAAGCATCTTTACTGCCTCGCCTGTGCAATCGTTAGTAGTTGTGTGTCTGCTGGTTTGAGCGGCTCTGTGTCGATAATGCGATACTCTTCGCCATCCTTAGTCACACGATCATCAATCTGTGGATCACCAGCTACTAGCAGCCGCGCATCACCGCGCTGAACTAGAGTGCCGTCGATCTCATCTTTTCTAAATTCTGTCCAGACAACATCAGCAGTGAAAGTCGATGTAGTGGAAGTTGTTGTACCTGTTGCTGGATCAAAAGTCTCGCCTGTCTCACGAGAGAAGGTCAGCTCTGATCCAAAGCGCTTAATCAAGCGATCTGCTGTGGCCTTTGTTCTTGCGTAATCAAAGGACATTTTAAGCTCTCGATACGTTGAGTACGTTAGTGCTTGCTGCTGATGCTCGAATGTACTTACGCAGCTTTAGGCGAACCATCGGATCGAAGCTGCGGTTGCTTGCGCCATCTTGAAACTCAACAGAGATCGTATCTACGCTTTCTGATTTGATTCCGGGTGTTACTGTTGCAAAAGGGCTGTTGCCTTGGTCGATAGCAATGGCAGTCTGAATCTCAGCCTCTTTGATACCTTCAGGCACGATTGTGTTATCTAGTTCAACACCGTCAACGTATGCATCGTTACGCGGCCACTGATCTGGCTGATCGTCTTGTGTTTTCTCACCGATGAACTCAAGGCTCTCGATGTAGTCGTGTGCAAGTGTTAGTAGCTGGCTTTCTGTACCGCTGATAGTGATTCCGCGATCAGAGGCGTAAGTGTTCAGTTCTGTGTCTGTTGCGTATGCCATCTTTTATCCTCTGTAACCGCTTGCTCTGACTGCTCGTCCTTGCCGTTCTGCACGAGCCTTAGCCCCTCTACCGACGTAGCAAGTGCCTGTTGACCCCCATTTCCATCCTCGACGCCCATCTTTCTGACAACGCTGTACAG